GCATAGTCTATTTGTAACCATTTTGTAACCGTTTTCCCCTTGACATTTCAGTGTAGTGAAGTAGATAAAGAATTTGAGTTAGCACACTTAACCTAGATGCCTGGGCTTTCACGTCGATAATGGATACAACGGATGTAACCAATTTGTCATTTGTTGTTCATATCTCGTTAATAATTTTATGAGATAATAGCATTAGGATACCAGACCGAAACAAACCCGTTAGAGAAAGGACAGCAAACATGATGTACTACAATATGACCAACAAAGAACTGCTCGACGCATACAACGCAAGCGCGGAGTATGACGAATCCATGTGCTGTGAAATCTGCACCCGTGTTGGAATGCACGAAGAGTATTACACGGCAGATGGTGAGAACATTGACCGTGTGATGGAAGAGGCAGTTGACCAGCTCAAGGCCAGCTGTTAAGAAAGGGGGCATAACAATGACGGTTTCCGAAGTGCTCAGTTCTTGCATGAATATCCTGTACGGTGCAACGGTGGTGCACCTGTACGGCAGACACAGTGAATGGTTGCAGTGCAAGGCCGGTTGTGTCGATGAACAATGGAGAAGAAAAGAGGTGGATTGGTGGCGTATCAACAGAATTAAGGAGTATGGATTGACCGCGTTAGATGTAGAAATCCACGTTTTGTGATGTGACATTTATGAAAGGAGAATAAACCATGATTCTCTACATCCGCAAGACAAGCAATTTTGAGCAGGTTGAAAATTTCCTGCTCAATCATCCCGATAAGGAATACAAAACAAGCCGGTTCGTCTACTACTTCAAACAGGTTGGTGCTTGCGCGGGAATCTTCCGACGTGCAACAGAGACCTGCACCCGGAGAGGCCGCAAGGCCGGAGATGATGAAATCATTGCATACTATCACGATGGGGAGTTTTAACAATGACCGCATATCACTTCTCTTGCGTCGCACCTTTCGCGTCGCTGTTCTTTATCATCGGTGTTGTAATTTTCGTTTGTGAGTGGAAAGGATGGTTTTAATATGAGAATCGTTCACTTGGTAGAATATGAATGGATTGACCCCAAGTCAGCACATCCGCGCAACGTTATGCCGGTCGCGGGCCCCAATGGGGCCCAGATGGCCTATAAGATGTTGGGCAAGTCCATGCAGAGGCTCAACAATGAATCTGTGCGGCAGTTATATAAGTATCTGCGGAACAACGGAAACGAACCGTACATGACCGAAAAGAACGGGTCAATCAGAATCCAGTATTTCCGGTGGCCGCGTGGATATCATTATGATAAGGTAAACCGGCAGTTCGTGAGGGATGATGCATGAAAAAGATAAAGAATCAGTTATGGCTCGTAAAGCCTGATAAATTGCCAGCCGGTGCAACGGCCAAGAGCGAACAAAAGCCAGCAACCCGCAAGGCCAGCAATAAGAAGCAGGCCAAGCAGAGGAAGACGGCCAAGCTCAAGGAGAAGAAAGCCAGCAAGGCCAGCAAGCCGCCCAAGAAGCGCAAGCAGGGCGGCAAGGGCAGACCGTTCCAGCCCAAGCCGTGGGAAGCATACGCACCCAAGGGCCCGAATGCCACAAGCTACACCCGGGAAGAGCTGGAACAAATCGTGCGGCGTGCATCCGGTGCGGCAAACAGGCGCTTGAAACGTCTGGAAGAGGCCGGAGAAACCAATGGCATTTACAAGATGGCCTTGGGGATGCTGGAAACGCAAGGCCGCACAAAGTTCAGCGGGGCCGTGAAGAGCATGACGAGAACGGAACTTGTCGCGGAGTATCTGCGCCTGCGTGATTTCCTTAGCGCCAAAACGTCCACGATGCAAGGTATTAAGGACTGGAAGCGCAATGTTTATCAATCTCTTGTTGACCGTGGGTTTACCGGTTCCCAAGACGAGCTTTCAGAGCTGTTTGACAAGTACATGACAAAAGAGCTTGAGGCGGCGTTGGGTTCTGATGTGGTTTACACGCTGTTGCAGACAGACAACGGCAGGCCCTTCTTGCAACGGGCAAAGGACGCGATAGACCGCGCAAAGCAGACGGGGGAGAGCCAAACAACGGCCCTTTCCCGTGAATTCAATATCACAACAGAAGAGCAGGCGGCTCATATTTTAGCAAAGTATTTTGGGGGTTAAATCATGCGGGAATGCGGGGGTGAACAGATAGCGGAGAACAAAGCCGAATTTTTGGCTATGCTGGGCACTCCCAAAACCGTGCAGGAGCGAACCAAGAAGAATGCCAGACCGAAACCCAAATACTTAGATGTAACCTGTACATTTGATATTGAGACCACCAACACAGAGACAGACGGTTTTGCTTATAGCTTTCAAACGTGCATCGGTGGCGCGGTCGTCGTGCCGCGATACTTTGAAGAATGGGCCGAAATAATAGAGACGCTGGTTGATAAGTGGAGTATCACAGAACGAAAGCGCCTTGTGATTTTTGTTCACAATCTTGGGTATGAGTATACATATCTCATTCAGATGTTATGTGACCGGTGGGGCGATTGCAAAGCCCTTTACACCAAGAGCCGGAAACCCTTGTATTTGCAGTTCGACAACGGTATTGAATTCCGGGACAGCCTGAAACTGTTCCAAAAGAGCCTTGCCAGAGCAACAGAAGGATGCAAGCACGAAAAGCTCAAGGGTGACCTTGACTATTCTGTTTATAGAACAGCAGATACTCCCCTTGATGATATCGAATTCGCATACTGCGTCAATGACGTTCTGGGCCTCTGGGAAGCAATCGAGCGTTTGAAAGCAGAGCGCAATTACAACGCGGCTACACTTCCCATGACAAACACGGCCCTTGTCATTAAAGAAGTCAACAAATACTTAACCGGCGACAGCCGGACACTGCAAAAGATGCAGGCTCTTGAGCTCAACCGGGAACAAATGGAAATCGCATATAAAGCAATGGCAGGCGGTGACACCCACGGCACCCGGTGGCGTGCAGGTCACACTTACCGCAATTGTAACAGTTACGATTTCAAGAGCGCCCACCCATCTCAACAACTTTTGTGGAAGTTTCCAGAGGGGAAACCCATGATGCTACCACAGGGCCAGCCCCAAGCAGTGATGGACAATATCATATCCTGCGGTATGGGGTGGATTGCAGAGATAGCAATAAAAGGCTTACAGATACGGCCCGAATGCCCAGACCCCGTTATCTCTGTTAGCAAGTGCGCGGGTCTCAAATGCGACGACGAAAACAAAGACAATGGCCGCGTGCTCCAAGCAGATGAAACTTTGTTGTATTGTGATTCCAACGACTGGCAACGTATCAAAGAAGCATACACCTTTGAACGGGTGGTGATGCACCGGGGATTCTGTTTCCGGCTGGGGTATCTCCCCGATTCTTTCCGTATGGCTATATTTGATAAGTTCAAAATCAAAGAGACCATGAAAGGTTCCCCGGAATATGCTTTCTCCAAAATCTGTGTCAATACGATTTTCGGAGCCTGCGCCCAAAAGACGATAAGGGACGAATACACGGCAGAAATCGGAGACAGCATTGATTTTGAGCGTATGAGCTGGGAAATCAACTTGGAAAAGAAAACCCCTGCGGAGATACAGAAGAGCCAGAAAGGCAAGTTTCCGTTTCTCTGGGGTCTGTGGACAGCCAGCATGACGCGGCTCAAGCTCTGGCAATTGTTGAAAATCGTAGGCTGGGAGAAGGTGATTTACTGGGATACAGATTCATGCAAGTTTGAAGGGGCCAAGGTTCCAGAGGTTGAAGAGTATAACCGGGAAGTTGCCGCCCAGTGTGAAAAGCGCGGCGTGGTGGTCACGAAACCCAACGGTAAGAAAGTCTATATCGGAATAGCAGAGGACGAACACCCGCAAGCCGATTTTGGTTACACCGAATTCAGATTCTTGCACGCGAAATGTTACGCGGCCCGGACGTGTGAAGGTGTACTAGAAAGCACCATTGCAGGAGTGGGCAAGAAAGAAGGGCAGGCGGCGTTAAAAGATGATATTGAAAATCTGAACGACTTCTTAATAATTGATGATGCAGGTGGACAGATGCTATCTTACCACGACAGCCCGATAAAAGAGCGCCACGATTTCCAGCGCGTCACCCACTCGGCTAGTTGGATAGTAATGACCCCGCGCCGGTATGAGGTGGGCGGGGTCAATAACTTTACAGAGGAAAGGTTGGGATAAATGTTCCACGTGGAACAAAAGAAGAGCCCCCGCTCTTATGAGCGGGGGCTCTTCTTTTTGTTAAGAAATTGTAGCTGTTACGACAAAGTGGAGAATGCGTGATTTTGTTTCGATGTCGCTGGGAAGGCTCGGCTTGGGAACAGATGCGAACAGCTGAACGCCTGCACCGACAAATCCGGCAGAAAGCTCCACGTCAGCATGAGCAATATAATACGTGGGGCTTCCATCCAGATAAAGCACTTCCGCATATCCAATTGAAACGTCCGAAACTGTTGCACCTTCGGGGTGGTCGGGGAAAGTTTTAAGGGGGAATGGAAGAATAACGCTTGCGAAGTTGCCAGAGCGCTCGTCATTTGCCGCCCACACGGTAGCAATATCAACGTCAGTATAGCGAACCGAAGCGGGAAGAGACACGCTGTTATTCTCCAGAGTAGCAATGCGGGCATCCTGCGCGGCCTGTCCGGCATTATAGGTGCTCGTGGGGACGTATCCCGTTACATCGGGAATTTCGCTTTTATCTGCCTTGTCAGTTTCCAGCTTGGCAATCTGTCCCGCGTGCTCGGCCAGCTCGGTTTCCTGAGAGGTCGCGCACTCTGCGATAGTCTGCCCGGGGTGCGCGGTTGCCCAGTCGCCCACAATGTCGTCCTGCCGTTTCTGGTCGGCATTAAACTCAGTCTTGGTGACGTAGTCCCCCAGAGCAGTTTTGTCGGCCTTGTCAGTTTCCAGATGGGTGATGGAATCGGTGTTGCCAGAGATGGCGGTATCCTGCTGGGCGTTCTTGGCTTTGATATCCGCGATATCCTGTTTGCTGGTGGTGTTGTCACTTTCCAGAGTAGAAATGCGGGTTTCATGGTCTGCCAGCTCGGTGGCGTGGGTCGCCAGCTCTGCGGCGTTCTTGGCAATGAGCTGGCCGTTCGCCAGCTCTGCGGCCTTGGCGCGGTCGATTTCAGCGGTAAGGGCCGTGTTGGTGTTGTCGGTCTTGGTGTCCAGCTGGGTAAAGTGGGCCTTGGCCTGTTCGCAACACTCTTTCAGTTTGTCCAGCCTGCCGTCCTGCTGAACGTCCTTCTCCTGAATGTGGGCGATTGCGTCACGGTTGGATTCAATCTTTGCCTCGTCCTCGGTAAGGTCAGACCGGAGACCATCGGTGACACTGGTAAGGCGCTCAATGGCCTGATGATTTGCCGTGATTTCCTCATGCTGGGCGGTAAGACGGCCCTCATGGTCTGCCAGCTTTGCGGCATGGTCGGCCAGCTCGTGGGCGTTCTTTGCAATGTTCGCGGCATTGTCCTGAATATTCTTGGTATTCTTGGCAATGTCGGCAGTGTTCTGGGCGATGCTGGCATCGTGGCTCTTGAGCTTGGTATCGATACCGTTCAGCCGGGAATCATGCTCCACGTCCTTTGCCTGAAGGGCGGCAAGGTCGTTGTCATTGCTGGTAATCTGCCTCTGCAAATCCTCGTCCTTGGCGTGCAGGTCGGCAATCTCGGTGGTGTGCTGGGCGGTGGTGGCCTGCAAACCGTCAATCTCGGTTTCGGCAGTCGCCACGCGCTCGGCCAGAGCGTCAACACGGGCCTTATCCTCGGCCACCGTGTTTTTCATCTCCGCGTTGTCCTTGGTGAACTGGTCGATTTTCTCCCTGAACGCGGCGTTGTCAGACGCGAAACCGGAGACCTGAGACGACAAATCCTTGACCTCGTTTTTGTACTGCTCCACCTGCGCATTATATGCGCCGGTCTTGGCCCAATACCGCTCGTTGGTGATATCAATGCCGGGGCCCACGTTGCACTTGCTCGTGTAGCTTTCGCCGTCGTGGGTCACAATGGTAAGGGATTCATAGGAGCGGTGAATGTCCCACTCGATGGGGTCTGCGAAAATCGGCACATACCGGGAGCCGATATACTGAGACGGGGGACACGGCCCACAGGGAACAGGGGGCCGGGGGGGCATCGGGGGATGATGAGGGCCGCAAGGGCCCGGCCCACAGGGGCCGGGGTCAGCAGGCGCAAGGGGTGCGGGCTTGATGGGGAAACCACAATCATTCTTGCAACTCATGTTGAAAACTCCTTTCTTAATAGGTGATGATAAGATGACCATACTCGGGCTCGGTGATATCGGTGCCGGTGTTGAAGGTCAGCCAGCCCCAATTGGCAGGGACGTATGCACAGAAATGCCCGTCCGGGGTCAGACCAAACCACACAAAGCGAACCATTTCACAGACCATAGCAGGCAGATTTTTGTCTGCCCACTCCAGAAACTTGCCGTTTTCAAAGTCGCCGTCATTCAGGCGGTCGTTGATACACTTCTGAGCGGCCGCAAGGTCAGCCATTGCAGAATTCAGCGCGGTGATGTTGCCGCCCTGCGATTCCTGCCCTTTGGCAATGCCCTGCACCAGAGCTGTCAAGCTCTGAATCTGGGAGACCATCCAACGAAGGTCATACATCCCGGGGTCTCCGGGGACGTAGGGCGGGGACGGACAAAACGGATAATCCATAAATTCACCCCCTCATTTCTTTCATCAGTTCGTCGGCCCGGATTGCTTCCGGGGTGAACGAATTGTTTTTCCACCATGCCCAGACAGCCGCGGCTGTCGTCAGACCGGTGGTCACCCAAGGCTCAAGGGTGGCGCTATCGATGGGCAGAGGGCTCAGACCGGCAACGCTGAGAATTTGATTTGCCAGAGCCAGCGCGAGAACGGCGGTTCTTGCAATCGTTGCGGGCTTGATTTTCATACTAGTCAACCTTCCTTTCCAAATCATCTATGCGGTGGTTTGCCACTTTGATTTGCTCTTCCAACACGGGGACGCGGTGGGCAAAGTGGTTATGCTCCCGCACTTCCCGGGTCAACTCGTCAAGGCGTGTATCGGTGACGGCCTGCGCCCTGCTGTTTGCGATAAGAACACCCGAAAGCGTCACAAGGCCACCGATAAGCGCCACGATGATTTCCGATAACATATTAACACCCCTATCAATAAAAGTCAAGGCAGAAAGTGCGGTGGAAGGAATCAGCAATCACACGATACATATTGAAAAGCACCGTCTGCCGCTCGGCCTCTATCATCTCCTGCGTCGTGGTAACACCGATATTGCCGCCTCGCTTCCACTCGTGAACGGTGGTTACAGTCTCGGATTCTTTGCCCGTGACAGCCGCAAGGCCGTGTTCCTCATGCTTGCCGGTCTTAGAATCCTGCGCGGTTCCACGGTCTCCGGCCTGCCGCTCGGTGTGCCCATGTCCATCGGTGCGGCCCGTGTCACCATGGGTGCCGTGGGCCCGGTCGATGCTGTCCCGCTGGCCGGTGGTCACTCCCTCGGTGTCCTGCTTGGTCTCGGTGTCCGACGTGCTTTCTTGGTGGTCGGTCATATTCTCGGTTGTAACGTCGTCTTGGGTGCCGGTGGTGTTCTCGGTTTCCGTCCAGTCGGTTTTGCGGGTATCGTCTGCCGTGCCGGTCTCCTTATAGATAGTGGTGGACGCGTCGAAAGGCTGATATGTCGCTACGTTCTCGGCAGATACCTTGCCCTCAACGTCCGTCTGGCTGTCCTTGGTGGTCTTGAGTTTATCGGTCATTGTTTCGCCGTGGGTCGTGAGCCGGGTGCCGGTGGTATCCCGGTCAAGGGTGCCCTTGGTGTCCCGGGTCTCGTCCGCGCTGGTCTGGGTATGGGCAAAACCATGTTCTTTCCCGGCAGTACTGCCCACCGTTTTCTCCTGCCCTGCGGTGTTGTCGGTGGTGAAACCGTCCGCTTTGGTGTCCTCATGGTACAGGTTGCCGGTGGTCTCCATCTGGTGGCGGTCGTCCGCGTGCTGGCTCTGCTCGTCGGCTCCACCATGGGAATGGGTAGCCGTGTTCTCGGCGGTATCCTTGGCCCGTTCTGTGGTGTCCTTGGTCAGCTCGTGCACGTCGGTGTTCCAGATGGGATTATATTCCAGCTGGGTTGTGGCAAACAGCTTTTTCCAAATGGGGAGATTTTCGCGGCTCCACCAGTACAATTCCGATTTCATCCATATGGGGTCTGGGTGGTACAGCGGAGCCAGACCGTGGGCCCTGCGGATAGCTTGAATAACCCCCGCTTTCTCCATGCCCTCGGGGACAATCATATTTGCAAAAAGGTTGGGGTCTGCCATTAACAGCGCTTCCAGATTGCAAGAGGATACTAACTCATTCACCAACATTGTTATTCACCTCTTCCCCTTCGTTGTTGGTCTTGGTCTCGTCGGCCTCGCCTGCGTCGAAATCGGGCTCAACCATCTTAAACGTGATATCGGTGTCGTACATCTCATTGACGATTGCAAGGGACTTTTCCAGCGTGATGCGCCAGACCTCGCGCCGGTTGAAGGTCTCCGCGTCTGCCGCTTTCGATTCCGTCACAACCATTCTTTCTTTCTTGTTGGGCTGAACGGAAACACCCAGTTCCCTGTAAAAGTCACACAGGATGTTCCGACGATACTCCATCAAATCGGGAAGAATAAAGTTCTTGGAAAGGTCGCGGTCAAACTGCATGATGGGCAGGGTAAAATCTCCATCGGCCTTTGTGGTCAACTGCTGTTTCAAATCGGCATTGATAACGACAGCGGGGGCACCGTTCGCCAGCTTGCTAAAAATCCCTTCCATGGTGCGCTTGCCTTTGTCGTCCTTGGCGATAGCCGCATAGGCGAAACGCGCATTGATTGCGCTCTGCCGGATTGCGATTTCTGCCAACTGCATTTCCCGCGCGTACTTTGTCACCAAGTCCCACGTTCCTTGATAGTCGGGTGTGAGCTTGATAACAGCGCACTCTTTGCCGATTTCCAGAGGACGCGGAAAATTAAAGAACGTCGTCGAAATCTGCATCCCGCGCGGCTGGTATTGCAGGCCGTAACCGGTCGGAAATGCGGGCTGTACAACAAGCCCGTATGTTTTCGACTTGAAAACAGTTGCGTAACCGGTGCGGAAAAGCTGGTAAAGAAAGGCATCATAGTCCCACCCGATTTGACCGGGGCCGTTCTCGGGGAGCCCGTTGAACTCAATGAGACCGCGCAACCTCTGAAAGAAGGAACGTTCCCAATAATTCATTGCGTCGGTGGAAAACGTTGCATCAAAATTCCCGCACAACGTGCCGCCGTCGTAGTATCCACTATAACACTGATACATATAATCATCCTTTCTTATTCTATAAATACACCGGAATCCATAGCGGCGTTAATATAGGAAATTTCATCGGGCTTGGCGTTCAGCGGAGCACAGGAGAAACCACGGGTCTTACAGTACCCCTGCACAGGCTTTGCAACTTTCATTACTGGGTATCCGTAAACCTTTTGAAAACCTGCGTCTTCCACCGGGGGATAATACAGCAAGGTCAATTTTGCTTCCAACGGCAATTGCACCTGCGACGCGCCGCCCAGTGTGCCCGCTGTACAGTTGATGGGGGAAACTGTTTGCTGTACACCCTGCGCAACTTGGGCCATACCTTGCGCGGCCTGAGATATGCCGCCAGTGAATCCCGCCACGGTGGACAGGAGACCACCGCCGAAATTCATTGCACCCGTGACAGTGTTGATTGCACCGGTCAGCGCACGCACCGGGTCAATGTTACTGGTTCCGATTCCGTAGGGGCTGGATATGCTGGTGCTTCCCGCGTATACCGTGTAATCTCCGGCTCGAACTAGTGTTGTTACACTGCCGTCCACGAAACACACAGACCAATCAATATCTATATTTGCCGCCGTGTTGCATTGGTCAACGGGAACCGCCAGCGTGCCCACAAAAGGAACGTATAACTGAATTTGGCAATTCATGCGTTTCCAGTCGTCAGCAGGCCACGGGATAGCAATAGTCGTGTGAACATTCCGGGAGCTGGACGGAGTGACCTGCTGTGCAAAAACTGTAGTGTTGAACTGCCCCAAAGTGATTTCCGTTTGCCGTCCTGCGCCGTATCTGGAAAGGTTTATGGGTATCCAGATGCAGGAGCGGACGCACTCCAATGCGTTGCCGCCGAATAAAAGTTTGTTCATAAACTCCGGCAATGCCAATTCCCAACGAACCATAGGCTTGGTAAGGGTTTCCCACGTCAAGGAAACTGCGGTCAACAGACTGCCCAACGTGGCCGCGCTCATTGCATAGGCGTGCAGGCCAGACTTGCCAACACAGGACAGCACAAAGGTGCCACCAGAGGCATCAATATTTCCGTCCGTGATATCTGCCGACGCTGTGGAAATCTTGGGAGCCATTCCAACGGCCTGCCGGGTATCCTGCAAACGGAACGTCGCGCCGCTGGAATCTTGATTGAAACCGTATTCAATGAATGCATCCGTTTTAAGAATGGCATCCCGATAGGTTGCCAGCGGGTCGAGCTCTAGCGTGAACTGCCAAATATTGGCAGTTCCCCTGCCTCGGATACCGATTGAAATATCGCGTATCCAATAAAAACTCGCCGTCTCTTCGCACTGGCAGTAATTCCACTGGGGGGAAATGTTGATGCTGTTCAGCGTAACGTAAATAACAGGCCGCTCCATGCTGGTGGTTTGCTTGAAATCACAACGCTCCTCGTCGGGGAGCTTGGTATAATCAAATGCTTTGGTTGAATTCACGCGCTTCTCAACGTTTCCAAAGTGGAAGTGATATCCGTGTTCCACGCTAGGCGCGGGAACCGCGCCGTTAAATTCGCCTCGTGCCATTGTTTCACCTACTTTCTAACAATAAAGGCCCGGCCTTTTACGGTCGGGCCTTCGCGGCTGGTTACGGCTGTGCGTCGTCGCTCATGTAGAAGAGAATTGCGTTCTCGGTGGGGTCGGCGATATAGTTCATCTTCCAATGATGCTCCGTATTGTAGTACTCGCCTTTCGTGTTGAAAGGAGTAGTATAAACACTGTCCATCATGTAGACGGTCGCCAGCGCCCTGCGGTCATACAGCAGGCCCACCACCATGGACAGGTCAACTTCTTCACCGGTTTCCTGCTTGGCGGTGTTCACGTTGAACTGAGCGGGAATGACCTTCACGCGGCTCTTGTCGTTGATGTTCTGCCAGCAATTGACCCCCTCATAGTTACCAAAGGACAAATAACCGGGGCCAAAGATAGAAGGGAACACCCACGATCTTGCATCGTTAATGAGAGGCTGATACAGGAGAAGTTTCTGCTCGCTCTTGGGAGTGTGCCGGAGCAGGGTCAGCGGGTCGCCGTTGTCGTCGGTGCAGGCGGGAACCAGATGATAAAGGTCGGTGCTTTCCTCAAGCAGGGCCGTCTGGGTTTCCAGCAGGGAGACAAAGAAAGAAAGGAATTCCTGCAAATGGGTGGTCAGCAGGGCGGCGGTGGTGTACGCGGTGCCGCGTGCCTTGTTGAATTCGGCAGTAAGGTTGACCTTCTGGCCCGGTTTGCCGGTGTTGTACAGACTGCCGATAAAGTTCATCACGACGGCGCGGTTCTCGGCGGTTTTCCAGCGGGCCACGTCGTTGGCAACTTCCGTAGTGATGCCGGCCAGAAATGCCGAAAGTTCGCTTTCGCTGGTGAAAGCGGTCGTCAGCTGAGAACGGAACGTCGTATAGGTCTGGTCAAGCGTGGCCTGCCCAGTATACCACATTTCCAGCGGATACCGCTTGGAAATCTTATACATATCCACGCTCTGGCCGTCGCGCAAGGTGTTGGGGTTCTGGACGGTGTTGATGAACTTGGTTTCGTCAAACTTTCCAGAGAAGAAAGCGATTTTGCGGATGAACAAACCCCACTCCTGCGACGTGGTTTCGATGCTGGTAAACCTGCCGCTATATGCGCGGGTGGTAATGATGGTACGCGAAACCATGTTATAGAGGGCCTGCAACGTGCCCTCTTTGCTGGTGTTAAGGCACATCTGCCCGACGTTGATAAAAGAAGAGGTATCAACGGCAGTGATTGCCGTCTGGCCCGTCACCTGCTGAACCAGATTATTGGCGATGGTATAAATATCCTGCGGACGGAAAACCGTTGCGCCTGCCTTTTCGGGGAAATTCGGGTTAGCCATTACTTAACAACTCCTTCCATAATACTGAAATTAGGGCTTTCGGGTGCAGGGGCAGGCTTGACCGCCCCCAGAATGATATCTTCCACACTGGTGACAGTGGGAAGAGCGCCCACGGTGCCAGCGGTCGGAACATTGAGCGCGTCAACCTTTTTGCTAAGGTCGGCAAGGCTTGCCACCAGCTGGCCAAGGTCGGGAGTGGCCGGGGCCTGCTGGGCAGGTGCAGGAGTGGGAACCGTCGCCGGAGCGGTCGGAACCGTGGGAGCAGTTGCGCCGGGAACCTGCACAGGGCTGGGGGGAGTGGTCTGGGGATTGCCCAGATTCATAAAAGCGGCAATATCGGTTTTGGAAAAACCTGCGTTTGCCAATGCGATAACGTCGTTAATGCTGAGTGCCATAATCAATAGGCTCCTTTCCATCTTGATTTGTTGGTTCTAACGTCCACATGGGTGAACGTGTGATATACGCCGATACCGCCAGAAGCGCCCAAATAGACCTCTGCTATCTCTGCGATTCTGGACGGTGTCACGCCCTCAACCCAAATGTCAGCCGCCATGCCGTTACAATGCTGAGACCGGGGTGAAGCGTTTTTGAGAGTGGCGTTGTATTCCTTGCTTCGGTATCCGCTGTTAATGTGAACCGGTTTACCGGTAAAATTTCGGATGTTTTCAAGCAAGGTCAAAAGCCGCTCGTCAACCTTTACAATATCGCTGGGGTCGTGCTTGGAATGGAATTCCCGCACGCGAAAGTGCGGGGAGAGCCGCTTTTCTGCGGCATACTTGTATGAATAAGTAAGCATTGCCTACTCCTTTCTATAAAAGCAGGGGTGCGCAACTTAGAAATGCTACCCCACAGACTTCCGGTCTGTCTAAGTTTTGGGGGCCCCTGCACCTTTATCATACTATCTTTAATCGTCGATGTCAAGGAATTCTTTGATTTTGAGCAACGTAGGCACATCGGAACACCAAATCTGATTAAGATTTAACATAGCCTCAAAGAATGGATGATGCAGACGGAAAGCGGTTTTCCCTGCTTTTGTGTCTGGGTATACTTCTCTGCTTTCGTGCCGGGACGTACACAAATACACATGATTCCCGTCGTACACATACGCATATAACCCCGCCACGGAGTACAGGGGTTTCATGCCTTTCAGGTTCATGGGCCGTACCGCTTCCAGATTGTTGTAAGCAAACTGATTTTCCATTGCCATTTTATAAAACTTTGAATCCTTGTTTTTCATCATGTGACGCATAAAAGCGGTCTGCGCACGCTTGGCACTTACCGCACTGGACTTGGGCATACCAATGAACACGCCGCTTTCTGTTACCGTCCACTCTTTGCCCGTCCTGCACAGCTTGGCGATTTCATCCACAACCCCAAGTTCAACCAAAATCGGAGACGCGATATCAAACGCATTCGCCAAAAGCCAGAGCCGGAGCGGGGGCTTTCCTTCCAGTTCTCTGTTTCCGTTGATGGTCACATAGGCATTCAAAAGCGCGTCGCCCTCTGCCTTGCGCTTGATAACAATTCTTTCGGGAATGAATTCATCAAAAACCACGTCCTCAAACTGAGAGCCATTGAAACCACGGATATTCGCAATACTGGGGAGCGTCATGCCGATTCCGTATTTCTCCAAACACTGCTTGGGTTTGCCGTCCTCATACTCAAACCGGCCTATTGTATATGTGACCTTGCCGCCCTTCACAATGTCCGCGTCAAACCCTTCTTTTTTCAGAGGCAAGAATGGGTTCAAGTCGGGGTCGCTGGTGATAGCGTCAAACTCTGTGGTTGTGCGGCGTAAGTACAGGAACCGCTTGCCCTCGTTCAGCTCATATTTCAATGTGCCATAGGTTTTACCAACTTGACGTTTACCAATCAGGATATTGCACCAACAACCTAAAGAAGCGATGGACGGGATATTGACCCATCCACCGCTTTCATATAGGTCAAGCGCAATATTTTTCATGTTGCGCTTGCTCATGTTTACACCTCGTAACGGGTCTTATAATCCGTCTTTTCGCCCTGCGCCGTTGCGTGCTCTGAAACTGCGGCAATAATGCGCTGTGCATCCTGCTCAGAGAAGTACACGCGGTACAGGTCGTAATACTGCCCGTCCCGCCCCTTGCTCTGCGGCATTGCGATAAACTCGCCGTTTTTGCCGTCAACGACTTTCAGATTGAGGAACGTCGCACCCGGGACGTTCAGAGTGAACACACAAATCCGGTCAGAAATGAGGTGACACGCCTGCACAGTTGCGTCCTCAATGGACAGATAAGACTTGACGACTTCGGGAGCGGCGTTCTGTTTGTTCTTGTTAAACATGATATATTCTCCTTTATTACTTGGTGGTGTTGGTCTTGATATCGGTCAGCAGGCCGATAATCTGCGCGTTCTGCTCTGCCAGTGTATCGAGTTTATCAAGTACACCGGTCAAGGCTTTAAGGATATCGGCCAGCTTGTTGTTAATGTCCTGCATGGTATCACCTCTTAGAAAATCCAGCGCAACATGAACTGTTTCGCAACGCTGTCTCCATTGGTCGGAAAGAGGGCCGTGGGGCTCTGGTTGGTGTAAATCGAAGCAATGTGATGCTTCTGGGCCTCAAGCTCTGCCGCCTGCTGTTCCATGGTCTTGCCCCCGTGGCAACAGGGAGACCACTGGGGCGCATACGGAAAGCCACGGCGTGCGGCCTCTTCAAAGGCGGTAAAGGGCAGGGGGTCGAGCTTGCCCACGCCGTCAACGATGTTCAGGAGATTGCCGTCCTTGTCATAAACAAGGCCGAAAATGTTCTGCGCCGCGTCCTCATACAACAGGGTATGAGATACGTTTGTCGGAGTGGCGCAAGGGCCGGTGCAGGTGCAAGGGTCAGCCATTGGAAACGCTCCTTTCTTTATATGCGTTGATGTTCGATGCAAGTTTGTCCTTGCAATTATATAGTAGCATAGGGCACATCAGAAATTATGAACAGGGTGTTAATAATTGGTTACACCTCTTGTATACATATAATGCGGTTAGTTCAGACTTTTTATGTACTTCACTACACTGAAATGTCAAGGGGAAAACGGTTACAAAATGGTTACAAATAGACTATGC